TAGGAGACAGAAAATATATACCAGATAGTGAGATTGTCGAAGAGCCTGAATCTGAAGATTACAGAAGAGGTTTTAAAGATGGTGAAGAACGTGCTAGAGAACACTATACTGGTGAAGTCAGAGATTAAAATAAAGAGGTTTCATCTGACGATTAATAGTTTATAATAAAACAAAAAGGAGAAAGAAATGGACGTAAAAAAGATTTGGCAAGACAAAGAAATTAACTTCTCTATGCAAGAAATGCTTGCTCAGAACTATGAGGAAGTACAACATAGAGCGAAAGCATATCGCTATATGGCAATTATAAATGAATCCATAAAGAGGTTAAAAGAAATCCAAGAGAAGTATTGGGTTAGTGTATTAGCTAGTGATTATAGTGACAAGAAGTTAGAAGATATCCCAGGCTTTGGTTATAACTATCCGTTCAAATGCGATCTATCAGAACTAAAACCTAATTGGGGAGAGTACCCATGTTTCGCTCCTGTAGAAGAGGAAAATAACAATGAGTGATTTCAAACGTATCATACATAAAGTAAATCTCTTAATGTTGAATGGTGATGACGAAATGAAATCGTCAGAGAAAGATGACTTCGAACAATACTGTAAGATTAATTATGATGTTAACGATTTCTATGCTAACATTGAGTTTCATTATAACCCTAAGACTGAACAGACTTTAGTAGAATTGTTTGACGGAATAGAAGTTGTTACAGCTAGATTTAAGACGTGCCTTAAACCTTCCGAATGGATTATCTGGTACGCAGACTTAGCAAAGAAAAATGTCGATAGTAATTTAATTGTTTAAAACTGTTATTTAAAATTTTATAATAAAGAAACTTTAAAAAGAAAGGTCGAAAGATGAAAGTGTATGCAATATTCAATGTCGATTCCGACAATACTTCTATTAGTCACAAAGACTTAAATAATGAAGAAGCTGTCCATAAATATATAACAGTTCCTACTCTAGCGTGGGCAGATAAAGACAGTGGATTCGTAGAATACGATATGGACAAAGAGAAGATATCACATTTCGTTTTATTCCCTGATTCTAAATCTGCGATAGCCGAAGCTAAAGAATTATCTGGTCATTCAGGATTAGAATATATAGTCAAGGAATTAGAATTAGATTTAACCGGAGGTTTAAACGTTCCTAACACGATCTTTAGTTCATATGATGACCACCCATATTAATATAAAAACCTAGTATTTACTTATCGGGCCTTTTAGTTTATAGATAATTCTATGGATAAAGGACCCGATAATATTATTGATTTTACTAGTGCCGAAAATAAGATTTTATCAGACAAGGAAAAGAAGTTTGTTGAATTCATATTTCAAGGTTTAGGTAAGAAACAAGCGGCTTTAGAAGCTGGTTACGCACAATCTGCAGCGCACGTTCAAGCGACACGCCTACTAAAGAAAGATAAAATACGCAAGGCCCTTGATCGATTACGCTCTCTTCAACACCAACAAACAGTTCATACGATGGACAAGGAGATCGAAGCTATTGATGCCATGATCCAAGAAGCTAGAGACAGAGGGCAAATCGGTGCAGCGGTCCAGGCAGCTAGACTCAAAGCACAAATGTTAGGGTACCTTGTTGATAAGAAAGAGATTAAGACAACAAACCTTGACACCATGAGCGAGGACGACATCGTCAATTATCTTGATTCATTAAAAGCATCCTACAGCAACACGCAGTAAGCGTGGTTGATGGTTGTTGACTGTTGACCCTTGACTCTTGATCCTTAATGTACAACCCGGATCCAGGAGTACGGAGTACGGGATCATACAACAACATACCAGGATCTTTGTACAAGTCTGTACAACCCGGATCAACAAAAAACTAAATGTCATTATTTATAATAAAGATGTTTACTTATGCGGTTTACTTCGATATATTGGTATTAGAAATAAGAAAGGAAATGACTATGAATAAAAAAACCGAAACTAAACTACCTAGAACTGTTAATCAGATCGGAAACGATATCTGTCTTTTTAGACTGGTTAACCCTAAACAGCATGGAAGTAAATCTCATGCGATTTACTCAAAAGCACAGAAAGCTACTACTATCAAGGAAGCTTTCGAACAGGGATATAGAACTATTGATATCGCATACGATAGCATGAGTAATGGGAAGTTTAAGAAACCTAATGTACTTATCGCAAGATATCTTAAAAAAGACCATAAGGAATTATACTTGACATTCCTTAAAGAATTTGAGGGCATCAAGCTTTCACCTCAAATGGAAAAGAATGTGAAAGAATTCACAGCATTAGTTAACAAATTATAATTCGAATTGGGGACCTTCGGGTCCCCTTTTTTTTATTCTTGATCGATTGATCCCTGTTGATCAGTTGATCCTTGACTCTTGATCATTGACGTTTGTCGTTAGACAAAGTACGTAGTTAGTAGTTTGTCTATATTGTATATAATAAACAATCGATTGCGCTTCGTAAGCAAAGCTCTGCGCAACTCTGATCAACTAAATAATATTATTTGTTTAGAATTGTCTTTATTTAAAATATTCTAATTTTAGAAAGGAAGAAATATGGACTTAATACTGTATATATTACTAATTGCTTTTATAGCTATTACTACTACGCAATTTTAAGTTCTTTATAAAGAAATATATTTAATAAAAAAAATTAAAAAAAAGTTAAAAAATAATTTTACTTTTTTTAAAAAATATGAAATAAATATACTATTCTTTAATATAAAGAATAAAGAAAGGAAAAAGAAAATGAATAAAACTAAAGTAGAAGAAAAAGGAAAAGGAAAACTAAATAAATTTCCTTCTTCTTTAATAAGAATTAAAGATAATTTAATTCTTCATAGATTAGTAAACGATAAGAAAGGAAAATCGTTTACTAGATTAGAGAATTATAAATTCTCTACTACTATAGAAAATTCCGTTAAAAACGGAATGAGTAAAGACGATTACGATTATAATACTTCTAAATTAAAAACTATCTATTCGATAGATTTAAATAATCTAAGAAAAGAAAATAAACTTAGATACTTAGATACTATTAATCTTAATCTTTCATTTCTTAAAGATAGTAAGATAACTAATAAAGATGAATTATTATCTTTAAATAAGAAAGCGTTAGAAGAAGTAAATAAATTATAATCTTAATTTTTTCTAGAGAGAGTAAATACTCTCTCTAGAATTTTCGATTAAGTTTATAGAAAAAAATTTCGTATAAGTTTCAAAAAGCGAAAGGGCGGCTGATAAAGAGGATCGAAGAGCCGCAACAAATGGCTTTTATGTGTATAAATTTCGTATATAAATAAATAAATGGCTTTTCTCACTGTGAATATTCCCCCTATTGAAGTTTATGTCAAAAAAGAGTATCTTTACGACCATGAAAAAGGTCATGGAGAATTTGAAAAAGGCGTGTGGGTCACTGCTAAGTCGATTACCGGCAGAGCTTTGTATTTCGAAACGTACTTATATAATTCTGGCGCTCTTTATGATAAGTTGCCTATATCTGCTTTCTGTTCAAAGCCAGTAGATAAAGACGATAGCTTACCACTAGAAGAGTTACAGTTATGGGATTGTTTTAGTTATCATGTAGCTGTAATCCAGAAATGTAATCCCGGGACAGGGCGTTGCAAGTATTTATCCCCAAGTAAAAATTGGCACTACGGAACTTATTTGTTCACGATAGATTCTGCTCACCCTGATCCCAATATTCCTGATGTCGGATATTCTGAAGTCCCGAGCCAACATAAGTCGTTTAATATTCTAGAACTAGATAACGGCCACTATGCGGCGCAACCGAATAACCGAGTTATTTTTTATGACAAGAGTTTATCTCCAAAAGAAATGACGTTCCCTGATTATAAAGTTTCGACTATTGAATATAGTGTCGAGCATCATTCTAAATGGGTCGCTGGAGATGATGAAAGTTTCTTTTATGAACTTAGAGATACTACAAAAAGCTGAACAAATAATCTTAGATAAGAACGCTCCTCAAGAGATTCGAGAAAAAGCGTTCCTGGTCATCAAGAATCAAAAAGAAAAACAGGAAGTATCTGGAGCACAAACTTCGATATTAAAGTTCGCTCAACACATGTATAATGGGTACTCGACACCTGCTCATATACAATTAATCGCAAAAAATTTAGAAGCTTTAGAACGAGATGAATTTGATCGTCTAGCGATTTTCATGCCACCAAGACATGGAAAGTCAATGCTATGTTCCGAGATGTTTCCTGCTTGGTTTCTCGGTCGTAA